TTCTACTTTTAATAATGTAAGATGGATTAAAGCATCTTCTATCGCTACATACTATGTTGAAGCAACATTCTGGGTGAGGTATTCAGATACGAGTTTTTCACCGAATTATGTATGGTTAGGTACGAATAAAGCTGAAAATAACTACAATACTGCTTCTGAGGATGCTACTGTTAGAGTTTTTTGTGAAGAAGAAAAGAGATTCACAGCTGTTGTTTCACAAACTATAAGCGGAGCTAGTAGAAATATGATAACTACAACAGCAGGAACATATGCAAAATTAACAATGCGATTTTCTTATAATGCAAATGCATCATCTTGGAGTGTTCCTCATTTATTGAGTTTCGTTGATAGCTCTGCTACACAAGGCGGAATGCTCGGATCAGCACTATACGGGTATGCATGGCCTAAGAAGTTGTACGTATACAATAGACACGTAAAATTAACAAAGATAGATTAAAGGAAGTTTTTAATGTCTTATTTTAATGAACCTTATATAGAGTTTTACGATAAAGATCCAAGATTTGATTCTTCTGAACCTTATTATCCTGCTATTTTACTATGGTTCCCAGATTCAACTATAATTCATAATAGTATTTCACCTGAAGAGATAGTACGATACGAAGACATATCTGACAAAAGTGGTTTTCATTCAATGTGGGGGTCACATCATAATGACGTAAGATGGATTAAAGCATCTTCAACAGCAAAATATTATGTTGAAGCAACATTCTGGGTCAGGTATCACGATTCAAGTTTTTCACCAAATTATGTATGGTTAGGTACTAATTTAGAACAACAACAATTTGACCAGGAAACACCTGAAACAACTGTTAGAGTTTTTTGTGAAGAAGCTAAAAGATTTACTGGCGTTGTTTCACAAACTCTGAGTGGTAACTCAAAAAACATGATAACTACAACAGCAGGAACATATGCAAAAATAACTATGAGGTTTACATATAGCCCAAATAGTTCAAGCTGGTCATATCCACAACTTAGAGCTTTTGTAGATTCTAGCGCAAATACAGGAGGAATTATTGGGAGTTTAATGTACTCAACTTCAGGAGCAACAAAAATGTACGTATATAATAGACACGTAAAACTAACAAAGTTAACTTAAAGGAAATTATTTAATGTCTTATTTTAATAAACCTTATATAGAGTTTTTTGACGAAGATCCAAGAATTGGTGATAATGATCCATATTCTCCTGCTATTTTACTATGGTTCCCAGATTCAACTATAGTACATAATAGTATATCACCTGAAGAACTGATGAGATATGAAGACATATCTGACAAAAGTGGTTTTCATTCAATGTGGGGAACTTATCATAATGATATACGTTGGTTTAAAGCATCTTCAACAGCTAAATATTATATAAATGCAACATTTTGGGTCAGATATAATGATTCAAGTTTTACACCAAACTATTTATGGTTAGGTACAAATTTAGAAAATCAGGCATATAATGCTGAAACGCCCGATGCTACTGTTAGAGTTTTTTGTGAAGAAGTTAAAAGATTTACTGGTGTTGTTTCACAAACTATCAGTGGTGCTAGTAGAAACATGATAACTACAACAGCAGGAACATATGCAAAAATAACTATGAGGTTTACATATAGCCCAAATAGTTCAAGCTGGTCATATCCACAACTTAGAGCTTTTGTAGATTCTTCAGGAAATCACGGTTGGATAGTTGGAAGTTCAATGTATTCAGGCGGAACAAAAATGTTTGTATACAACAGACATCTTAAGATAATTAAAATAGTTTAGACAAAAAAGGAAAAGAAATGAATTTTGATATATCATTACAAGAAAATCATACATATGAAGCAGGTGACATATATACTAATGATCAAGGTGTATCATGGCTAATTAGTTTTTTACACCCTGTTCAAACTATACAATCAGATGAGAATGGAGGTGAGGTAATTAATGTTAAAAGAGCTTGCTGTCATTTACCAGGATCTTCTAATGGTACTATTAAACTACCATTTGATCAAACATCAGATGATTTTAGAGCAATTAGCTTTGTAAACGGAACATTTGAATTAACTACAAATAGCAACAAGTCTAATTACTGTGGTCTAATATTTCCTGCTTCAAAAGATGAAAATGACAATGTAACATCAGTTACAGGTAAACTACACAGAGCTTATTTGCTTCCATTGAAGCAAGTATAAACATAAAGGATTAAAAATGACCTATATAGTAACATCAAGTTCAGCATCAGCTGCACCATATTTTGAATTCTATCAATGGGGGGATAGTTTGGACAGAGGAGGTTTGCTACTGGATACAGGTGGAGCGAATACCTACATTGTGCATAATTCTATTCCATCAGCAAATCTATTCAAGAAGGCCGATGCACCGAGCGGGCTTATATTTCACGCTAATACTTTTGGTGATGGTACGTATGAGGATGTTTATTGGTTCGCGAAAGATGCAACTGATCAGTATTTAGTAGAAGTGACTCTCGTAGTTCATTACGATTCTACAACTACAGTATGCCCTCTTTTAGAGTGGGGGTTTATTCAGAGCAATCATGGTGTACCCTCTGTTAGTAAAATCTCAAGATACCCAAATCATGCGGCAGGCTCGGCGGTTACGTATTCGGGTTCTGAGGCCACATTATTCGTAACGGGTAAAGTTGAGACTATTAAAGGTAAATATATTATATCGGCAAGTTTAGGTAGTCATAGTTACATGGCAATGTCCCCCGCTATAAAAAACGGCAGATCTAACGCGGGCTATGTTTACTTCCCATGTGGCAGTCACGTAGCAGATACGAGTTCAAGCCTTGCGATTGTGCGTAAACACGTTAAAATAACAAAAATAGCATAAAGGAGAAAAAATGAATTTTGATATTAACTTACCTGAGAATCACACCTACACAGCAGGTGATCTTTATACAAACGACCAAGGGGTTTCTTGTCTTATAGCTTTTATTTACCCAGAAGGCACTAGAGCGTGCTGTGATCTCACTGGAGCGAGCAACACGCACATTAAACTTAAATTTAACCAGACTAGCGATGACTTTAGGGCCATAAGTTTAGTTAACGGAGAGTTTGTCTTGACTACCGCAGAAAATAGATCTACTTATTGTGGGCTTATTTTTCCTGCTACAAAAGATGAAAATGGCAATGTTACAAGCGTAGTACCTCAAGATCCAGAAAATCCCGATGTAGATTTTTACGGTCACAGGGCTTACTTGTTGCCTTTGAGATAAAATGACAGTACATTTGTATACTGTTTGAATTCAAAAGAGAGGTTGATTCCTCTCTTTTTTTTTAGGAGAAAAATGAAAATAGTAAATAAAACAAAACTTGAAGAACCGCAAGTCATCCAACTTATGTAGGTAGAAGACTTAAAGTAATTAAAAGATGGGCAAAGCTTACACAATTAGCATAAATTAAATAAAAAAGTTGTATAATTTCATTTTTGTTATTATAATATATAACGAAAGTGAGGTCTGTTATGACTATTTTAAAAGAGCATGTCTCTTTTTCTGAAATTAAACAATGGAAGGAGTGTGGTTGGCGGCATAAGCTATTATATGTCGATAAAATTAAAACATTTGAAGAATCTCCTCATTTACATTACGGTACTATTATACATGATGCGTGCGAGCATTATTTAAAAACAAAATCATTAAAAGTAGAGGAATCAAAAAAAAGAATAATACAAGCTTGGGATGAGCATGGTTTTGATTCAAATGATTTTATAATACTACAATCAAATAGAGCAAAAATTCAAGGTTGGAAATACAAGCATAATAATTTAAATAATTGGTTAATATGGGCTGAAAACAGTATAAGAGCTTTACCAGACTTTCTTGAAAACACATTTCCAGGATGGGAATATGTAGCTGCTGAAGAATCTTTATATGAAAATATTGATAGATTCAATATGAAATTTAAAGGTTACATAGACTGTATTATAAGAGTTCCTTATAAAGACAAGTATAAGTATTGGATAATAGACTGGAAAACATCAAATGGAAGAGGTTGGTCTATTGAAAAACAAAGAGACTTTTTACTACAAACTCAGCTTATATTATATAAGCATTTTTGGGGAACAAAAAATAATATTGAAATGAAAAATATAAAATGTGGATTTGTGCTGCTTAAAAAAGTAAAAAATGTCAATAAAGTATGTCAATTAATAAATTTATCAAGCGGTCCCAAATCAATTGAAAAATCAAAAAAAACAATGACAAATATGATTTCTGCAGTTAATAAGAAACTATATCTTAAAAATAGAAATTCTTGTAAATTTTGTTTATTTTACAATACAGAGCATTGTTCATAGGAGAATAAGTTGTTAAAGAAGAAAATATTATTAATATCAGATCATTTAATGATGAATAGTGGCGTAGCTGTTCAAAGTAAACACTTAGTTGATGGATTAATAAATACTGGGAAGTATAAGTTTATACAAATAGGAGCGGCAAAAAGTCATTTAGATTATTCTCCAGTAAAAGTAAACGAAGATTTAATAATTATACCGTTTCAAGGTTTTGGCAACAAAGATGTAATAAGATCTTTGTTAGTTACAGAAAAGCCTGATGCAATGATTATATTTAACGACCCAAGGTTTTTTGATAAAGTTTTTGAAATAGAAGATGAAATACATCAAATATGTCCAATACTATATTGGCATGTCTGGGATAACAGGCCGTTTCCTGAATTTAATAGACATATATACGAATCAACAGACATGATTAATTGTATATCATATTTGACGCACAATGTATTAAAGTATAAGTACGATAATAAAGTATCATATATACCTCATTCGTTGCCACAGAGTTTATTTTTCAAACTTCAAAACGAAGAAAAATTAAGCTATAAAGAAAGAATTTTAGGCAAAGACAAAGTCAATAACTTTACTTGTCTTTGGATTAATAGAAACACAAGAAGAAAAAGACCTGCTGATCTATTAAAAGCATGGCAAATATTTTTGTTTAATCTTAAAGAAAAGTTTGGTCATAATAATGCAACTCTTATTATGCATACTGATCCAGAAGATAGCCAAGGTTCTAATTTGTTTGAAATAGCTAAAATGCTTAAAATTAAAGATTCTGTTTGTTTTTCAACTGAACCTATTGATTTTAGAGAAATAAATATACTTCATAATATATCAGATGTATGTATTAATATAAGTTATGCAGAAGGATTTGGATTAAGTACTTTAGAGTCGATGCAAGTAGGTAATCCTATTATTGCTGTTAAAACAGGTGGGCAAACTAGGCAAATAATTAATCATTTTGATGGTAGTATTAATGGTATAGCATTAGAACCAGATATGACAACAATTTCAGGATCACAAAAAGTACATTACTTAAACGAAGATTATGTAAAAACTGAAAATGTTGCTAAAGCTATTTTAGAAATGTATAATCTAGGTGAAGAAAAGAGAAATGAAATTGGCAAAAAAGCAATGGAGTATGTTAAAAAAGAATTTAACTATAATAATATGATAAGCTTATGGGATAATTCTTTAGAAGAAACAATAAAAAATTGGAAAAACGATTATAAAAGAATAAGAATTTCTAAAATTGGAGAATAAATTGAAAAAAGTTCTTTTAAAAGGCCCGTTATTAAGTAACTCTGGTTATGGTGTTCACTCTAGACAAGTATTTGAATACTTAAAAACAAGAAAAGATATTGAACTACTATGCGATATAACTTCTTGGGGTAATACTTCTTGGAGGATTTCATCTTATAATGATAATAGCTATAAAAACATTAAAGATATTATTAAAAGTTATGCAAGTAAATCAGATTTGTCAAAATCACAATTTGATGAAACATATCAAGTTTGCTTTCCTAACGAGTGGAAAAAAATAAGTGATTATGATGTAGGAATAACAGCTGGTATTGAAACGACTATTTGCAGTTTAGATTGGATAAGTTGTATAAATAAAATGGATAAAGTAATAGTACCTTCAGAGTTTTCAAAGAGAGTCTTTTTAAATTCTTCTGATTACTATAAAACTAATTTAAATACAGAAATTATTGTAATTCCTGAGTATTATCATGAAGAATTTGATTTGCATGAAGAAAAAGATAACGATTTCATTAATGAAATAAAAACAAGTAAAAACATACTAATATCAGGACAATTAACTTCTTATAATACTGAACTTGATAGAAAAAACATATTTAATACTATCGAGTATACAATAAGAGAGTTATCAAATTATGAAGATTATGGTCTTATAATAAAGACTAATTTAGGAAAAAATAATATAAATGATTTTTTAAAGCTAAAAAGTATAATGGTAAAATATTATAAAGAACTTAAAAAAGAGCTTAAAAATATTCCAAATATTTACTTGTTACATGGTGATATGAGTCCATTTGAGCTTAAGACTTTATACAGCAGCGAAAAGATAACTGCTTTTGTTTCTTGTACAAGAGGTGAAGGTTTTGGTTTACATATGCTAGAAGCAGCAGTTTGTGGTTTACCTATAATTTCTACAAATTGGTCAGCTTATACAGAATTTTTAGATTATTTTGGCAAGATAAAGTATAAATTAGTTGATATACCAGAAAGCAAAGTAGATAATATATTTGTTAAAAACTCAAAGTGGGCTGAGTTTGATGTAGATTCATTTAAAGAAAATTTAAATAATTTTATAAGTTACGATGCTAAAAGTGATAAAAGAATTATAGATCAGAAAAATAATTTAATAAACAAAATGAATAAAACATCAATAATTTCTTCTTATAGAGAAGAACTTGGCAGGTTTTAACTAATGATTTATTTAATAATAGCTATAACAGTATTATTTTTTTTAGCTACCTATTATTGCTTAAAATTTGCTATAATTATTATTAACATAAGAGATGCGATAGAAGAATCATTAGACATAATAGACAATAAATATACTAATATTTCAAAAATATTAGAGATACCTATATTCTATGATAGTTATGAAGTAAGATCTGCGTTAAACGAATTAGAAGACGCAAGAAACTCTCTACTAAACGTCGCAAACAAATTATCAGATAATAATTTAAGTGATGAAGAGGTAGACATAGAATACTATGAAGAAAACTAAAAAAACTAAAAGCAAAAAAAAGATGTACTTTGGAAACGAAGTACAACAAAAAATAGTAGAATATCAAAAAGCAAGTGATATTAGGAAAAAACATAGAATTTATACAGACAATATTTTTCCTGCTTTTAATGAATTAGTTCAAAATTTAGTTTCAGTATACGGATTTAAATCATCAAATGAAGATATTGAGCATCTAAAATCTGATTGTATTTCTTTTTTATATGAAACAATACACAAGTGGAACGAAGATAAAGGTACAAAAGCTTTTTCATATTTTAATGTTTGTGCAAAAAACTATTTAACAATACATTCTAAAAGACTGCTAAAAATATCTAAAAGAAGCGTTTACTTAGATGATAAAGATTCACTTACTAATCAAGATAAAGAAGTAATATACGATCAAGAATATACAGATCCTGAAGGTCTTATAGCGCTTTCAAAAAATAGATTTAAAGTAATAATGGAGATAGTTGATTTTATTGAAGAAGAAATAAAAGAAGATAGAGATAAAAGATGTTGTATTGCAATAAGAAAGATATATAACAGTATAGACGAAATAGACTTTTTTAATAAAAGAGCAGTTTTTGTGTATTTAAGAGAGATATCAGGATTAAATAGTACAGAACTGAGTGCTTCTTTGTCTAATATAAGAAAAATATACAGAAAAAACGTAGGTGAAAATAAAAAGTTTAGTCTTAAAGAAAGAGATTTACTATGACATCAACAGAAAAACTATTGGACAAGGTTGAAAAAGCAGAAAAAAAAGAAAATAGAATAAAAAATTTTGCTGATATTCTTGATAATATTGATTCTCTTGAAGACAAAAAGAAAATGTTGTGGAAAGAAATATATGAAAACTCTTTAGAAGATAGAGAAAAAGCAAAAATGTTATTTAATGATGCTTATATTTCAATGCAGGGTGGCGTTAATGAGCATATGAATATAGGCGGAGTGATGTCAAAATATCTTGAAAGAATGTGTCGATCAAATGATCAAATATTAAAATTAGCTGAGCTTATTGCAAAAGAAGAAGAAAAGTCAGAAGCAGTTTCTGAAGATGATATTTTTAGTAGGATAAATCAGTAATGTTTAAAAAAGGTCAAGTTTTATATGTTATAAAAGATGGTAATGAAAAAAACTATGAAAGAGTTAATAATATACTTTCTAGTTTCAATATAAGCATAAGTGATATACAAAGCCCAAATCTTAGTATAGAAAATTTTCCAAATGAAAGAATAATATCTGAATATATTGATAATTTACCAAGCAATACAGTATTTGGAAGAAACATATTTGAATCTGGTGGGATTTTTATTGCAATTCCTATGCTTTCATCACATATAAGCATTCCTATTAAACCAGGTGAATATTTTTGGTACTTTGAAGATAATCAAGACGGTCTAGATGTACTCTTAGAAAATAATATAAGAATAAAAAATTTTTGGTTTTCAAGAATGCATGGAACAAATATTAGTGAAGACTCAAATTTTTCATTTTATCAACGAGATTTTCAAAAATATGGTCATATAGATAATGAGATTTTAGAAACTTCAAAAACATCTAGAGAAAAACAAGAAAGTAAGTTAGAAAAAGAAATATTATTTGATACAATAAAAGAGTTAACTTACGAAGACAATGATTATTTTAAAGATTTAAGTAATGATATTAGATCTACTACAATAATAGATTCTAATGAAAACAATTTTAAAGCTTATAATAGGTTCTTTTCAGATAATAGAGACTTAACTTTACAAGGATCAAATAATACAATAATAAACTTAGGAAGAAATTTACAGTCTGATTTAAATACAACAGGTGCGATTGATATAGTCGCTGGAAGAAATTATATTGATGATTTAAACTACAATATAGCATTAGAAACGCAATCTTTTGACGATAATTTTGAGCTTAAAGGACAAGTTTTACTAAATTACAAAGAAGAAGATAGTTCTATTAAGGATACTATTAAGACTGTAAATTTAAGTGGTTATCAAGAAATATTAAAAGATCCAGAGTTTTATTTTAAAAACAACGATGAATTTAAAACTGTTTTAAGTGAAGACTTAAATGAAAGTAGAATTAATATAGATCTTGACGCTTCAAGGATTTATGTATCTGAAGATGAAATTATTGACACTAGAAGTTTTTACGATAACAATTTTTTAAATGATCAGTTAACACTTGAAAATAGTGGTAGTTTACCAACAATATTTTTAAAATCAAACAATATCAGGTTAGTATCAAGGAAAAGAATTGATATTGATGAAGAAAACTTTATTGAAGAAGGGTCTATTAGACTTATTAAAGAAAGCAATAATTATGATAATTATTCTCACTTTTTAATGGAAAGTGATGGTAAAATACTTATTGATGGTAAAAACATTTTAATAGGAAGTGCTTCTAAAAACAAAGAAAAAGAAGAAGACAAACATATTGTCTCAATTTGTGAAACAGAAAATAGCGAACCAGTTGTATTAGGAAAAAAATTAGAAGAAAAGCTAAATAAAATAATAGATTTAAATATCAAGACTTTAGAAGCTTTGTCTGATTTAACTACAAGTTTATTTTCACATTCACATGGACCACCTGGAAGTCCTGCTGTAAACTCACCTGAGTTTTTAGATACAAATATTAAGTCTAATTCAATTAAACAAGACTTTAATAACATAAAACAAGAGTTAAAAGAATTCTTAAGTATTTATGTAAAAACATCATAAGATATAATTATATTTAAAAAAGGAATTATTATGTCTTCAGATGACTTTGTTTTTCTAAATACAGGAATTAGTATAGAAAAAGATCAACTATATGTTGAAACTGCTAATAATAAAATAATTTCAAATAAGCCTATAGGTATTTCAACTCCTTTAACAAAAGGATTTAGAAATAACGAATCTTTATTTAAAATGCATTATGTTCTTGAGAATCAAATAGATGATAATCTTAAGAATCTTTTAATGACAAAAAAAGGAGAGCGACTTGGTTTTGCATCTTTCGGAACAAATTTAGTTAAAATATTTTCTTTAACAAATTCTACAAAAGACGAAATAGAAGAAATTGCTATGAGTGAAATAAATAAAACAGTTTCAACTTATATGCCTTTTTTAGAGCTTTTAGACTTTTCTAGCGAAATAGATGAAGATTTATCTAATAAAAAAGAAACATCTTATAAGTTAATAATTAGTTATATAATACCTGCTGTAATGGAAAAACCTAGAAGTATATCTTTAAAGCTAAGAACATCAAATTAAAGGCTTAAGTAATGTCAAACAAAGTAATAAAAAAACTAAGAAATCAAAGAAAAAGACAGTTTATAAATAATAACTTTGATGATTTCAAAAGTGAGCTATTAAACTACGCAAATACTTATTATAGTAATCAAATCCAAGACTTCTCAGAAACATCTTTAGGTGGATTACTATTAGACTTTGCTGCAATAGTTGGTGATTCTTTATCTTTTTATGCTGAACAACAGTTTAATGAGTTAAATTATGAAACTGCTTCTAATCCAGAAAATATATCTAGATATATAAGACAAGCAGGAATAAAAGAAGGAACAGTATCCCCTTCATCAGCTAACGTTGAGTTCTTTATTGAAGTAGACGCTGTTAATGGTGATATAAATAATAAACAATTACCTGTAATAAGAAAAGGAACAGTAGTATCTTCAGATTCAGGAATAAACTTTATTTTATCTCAAGATATTGACTTTTCTTCTAATACAACTAATGAAGTTTTAGAAGAAGACTCAGATGGGACAGCTTTGTCTTATATAGTAAGTAAAGAAGGTTTATGCATATCAGGTGATATTGTAACTGAATCTACTTCATTTGATGATATTGATGGATTCTTATCTTATACTTTAGACAACAAAGATGTTACTAAGATAATAAGAATACATGATGAAAACTTAAACGAATATTATGAAGTTGATTTCTTATCTCAAGATACTATATATAAAAAAGTTGAATTTAGCAACGATAGTTATTTTGAAATATTTCCTGCACCTTTTAGATATATTAGAGAAATTAACTTTGCTACTGGCGATACTATATTAAGATTTGGTAATGGTGAAGGAAAGTTTTTAAAAGATAACTTCTTAACAAATCCAGAAGATTTATTACTGCCTTTAACTGATTCAAACTATACTAATAAGCAAGGATTAGACCCTAATAAACTTCTAAAGTCTAATACATTAGGTGTTTCTCCTAGAGGAAAAGAATTATTTATCAATTATAGACACGGTGGTGGTGATAGTCATAATGTTGGTGTTGGAACAATAACCAATAAAATAGAAATAAATATATCTTTTCCATATGATGACAATGACTCAGTTTCTGACTCTAAAAAAGAAGACATTTTAAACTCTCTAGCAATTTTTAATAACGAAGAAGCTATTGGAGGAACATCAGGTCAATCTCTTAATGAGTTGAAACTACAAATACCTAATGCAATGAAGTCGCAATCTAGAATAATAACACATCAAGATCTTATTGCAAGAATATACTCAATGCCATCTGAATTCGGTAGAGTAAATAAAATAGCAGCTTTAGATAGTCCTTATACAAGAACTTCAAAGGATTTGTTTGTTATTTGTAAAAATAATGATGGTTTTTATGTACCTGCATCAGATGCTATAAAACTTAATATATCAAAGTATATAAATGAGTTTAGGTTGATTGGAGATAGTTTTAATATACTTGATGTGCCAGTATATAATTTTGGAATAAAGATGAAAATTAGAATAGGAGCAGGTTACAGTATAGAGTCTGTAGTTAGTGATTTATCATTTAGAATAGTAGAAAATATGAGATTTGATAATTTGCAAATTGGTGAAGCAATAAATACAAATGATATTATAAATATTGCTCTCAATACAGACGGTGTTGTTACTGTTGTATCTATGAAAGAAGACATAATATTTTCTAGATCAAATGCTGATGAATTCCTTGACGTAATATCAGAAGAGATACTTACTTATAACGAAACTTCCTTTAGTCCTTTATCAAGCTATGAAGACGGATTTATTTTCCCAGCAAGAGGTGGTATTTTTGAAATGAGATATTCAGCAAGAGATATAGTAATTGAGGTTATATAATGATTATTACATTAAATCCTGTCAAAGACACATATGTGACAAATCTAAATACACAATATAATAGTGGTAGCTTAGCAAATGTAGGTCATGCTGCTACTATTGATTTGTTTAAATTATATAATGAAAATAAATATGCTAACTCATGGGCTGCATTTACTTTTTCTTCTACTATTGCTGATGGTAGAACTTTTATTTTAACAGATTCAGCAGGTATTACAAAAACATTTGAATTTGATACAGCAGCCGATCCAGGAAATATTACAGCTGGAAATGTAAGAATAAATATAAACGAAGAGACTGATTTTAGCAATTATGCATCAATAATAGCAACAGCAATTAATGCAGAAACAACTTTAAAAATTACCGCAGCCAACAATACAAATAATGAATTAATATTAAAACAGGATAATCCTGGAGACTCTGGTGATACTAGTTTTACATTACCAGTAGGTGGAGGTATGGCATCAAAATCAGGTAGAACAAAGTTTGAAAGAATTGAGTATAGTGCAGCACTTTTAAAATTTGATTTGTCTGATGTAAAAAGTGAATATGTTCATACATATGAAGATAGTATTTTTAATCAAAATACAACTAAATTTAAAGCAAAGTTAGTTTTAAAAGACGTCAATACAGGAAACAGCAAGCCAAAAAATTACCAATTAGATGCAACGCCTTTACTTAAAGACTTTGATGAAGGAATAGGAAAAGATACAATACATTTTTCAGATTCTGATTATTCTAATTTTGTAAATATGAATTCTTCAAAATTATGGTCTGTTAAAGAATACATTTCTAAAGGAGCAGGATTAGATGTAGATGGAACAAGTTTTACTTCTAATATTGATGAAGTAGGTAATAAAGATATAGAATTTGATGTAACAACATATATTAAAGGATTATTAGATAGTACTACAGACTATGGGATTCTTATAAAATTTACTGAAACTTATTTATATAATCAAGTATCTTACTTTGTCAAAAGATTTGGAAGTAGACATCTTTTAAATAAAACTTATGTTCCTGAGCTAAAATTAATATTAGGTGACAGTGAGTATAGAATACCTGAAAATGCTAAAGTTAAAGAAAGATTTTTAGATAATGAAGAAAAATTTTATCTATATAATCTAGTTAATGGTAAGCTAAAAGATTTTAGTGCACCAACAGCAGGTAGTGATCTTATTAAACTAAAAATTGGAAATCTTTTAACTGACAAATCTTCAGCTACAGTAAAGGACTTCAAAGGAGAAACAATTGTTGGTATTAAAGAGGTTACAATATCTAATACAGAGTTAAGTAGATATAATAGTTCAATATCTACAGAGCTACTCGCAAGCGGATCTTTAAAAGATACTTTAACATGGTATTATGAAGATAGTGATACTACTCTTGTTAGTGCAGGATCTTTTGAAATTGGTAAAAAATACAAAATAAATTCATCTACAAATACTAACTTTGTTGCAATAGGTGCTGATGATAATAAACTAGGAACTGTATTTACAGCTACAGGTGCAGGATCAGGCGATAATAATGCATATGAAGTAAAGGAATATACAATACTTTCTGAAGAAGTTGTATTTAAAAGTGGAGAATCTACAAAAGATATTAATCATAGAAGTTTAAATGTTTCTATAAGAATAGAAGATAATATTTTAATATCAAGAAACGGTATACAGACTGTAGAAGTATTTTTTATAGACAGACTAAAACAATATGATTCAGTCAAAGTTCCTTATGATATACCAAGTGAAAACTTAGGTGATGTCTATTATAAAATTATTGATAGTGATACAAACAAGATTCTAATAGATTATGAAATTAAGTCTGCAAGCAATCCTGGAGGCACTTTAATGTTTTTTGATGGAGAAAAATACATTTTTGACATGTATATTCCTTCTTCTTATAAAAATAAAAGATTACATTTTGAATTTTTGCAATATGACAATATTAACAAGTTGAAAAAGTATATAAAAAGCGATGATTTGATTTTTAGGGTTAAATAATGTCTAGAATACCAGGAACTGCTGACGCTGTCAAAAGAATTGATAAAAATTCTTTGTTTACTAAAACATCAAGATTTTATAATCAACAAAGATTTGTTGATGAAAACTTTTTATTAGATTCAAAAAATGCTCTTGACTTAATAGATCCTGATAAACTTAGCGAAGAAAGTTTATCTATTTTTATAAAAAGACTTGATGACTACAATGGATATTTTTCAACA